GGCCAAGTTGCGTCGCTGCTGAATGAACGGCCGGATGTTCAGCGTCAGGGCTGCTGAATCGAAGTTACCGTAGTTCAGCGTGGTTTGCAAGTTGATGATGCCTCGATCATCGAACACATAGCTTTGCGCCATGTTCTGCGCGGTATAGGGTTTGGCCCCGGTGCCCACGTTGTAGGACACCAGGTTCCAGTTGGCCGAGCTTGTACCGTACAGAATAAAAGTGTCGCTGTCGGTGTAGATGGCCATGGCCCCTGTTGACTGATCGCCAGGCTGGACCAAGAAGTTGGTGATGTCGTTGGTCAGCGCGATCTCGCCAGCGCCCAGCACCGGGTTCCACTGGTAGGGTAAACCCAGGGAAGAGAACTGGATCGATTGGCCGTAGGCAAAAAACAAATGCTGCTTGTGGAATGCGACGCGATTGGGCGTGTCTGTGACCATACCGGTGCGGATGGGCACATAGACCGTGCCGTCGAATTCAAAGCCCTTGTTGACCCCGTCAACGCCATAGATGCGGGTCTGGTTGCTGTTGCCACCGAAGTTGCCGCGCGTAGTCTCGATGCGGCCGTTGGCTGCCAGGGTGATGGCCGTTTGCGCGCCGACGGCGTGGGCGTATGTTGTGCCGCTTACCCGGAGGTGTTCGCCGGCTTGGAACGTGCCGGTGACTGAGGCAAAAACCAAATAGCCTGCCGCGTCGTTGGATGTCCATGCACCCGAGGCTTGCACCACACGTTTGATCGTGCCGGTCGCTCCGCTGGTTTGGCCAACAACAATGTTGTTTTCAGCAAACTGAATGGAGCCGGTGTTAAACGCCAGCTCAAAGCCCAAAGGCACCAGGGTCCAGCCGCTGGCTGTGGACTTGTAGATGTCCATGGCCGTGCCGCCGGCGTTGTTGCGCCAAGCGTAGACAACCCCGCCAAAGTAAACGACACCGCGAATCGGGCCGGAACCCGGCACAACGGTGATGTCTGCACGGTAAGCATCGGCAGCCAGGTTCAGGTATTGGGCAGCTTGCAGGCTGGTCGTGCCCGAGGCCGCGCCCAGGGCGGTCAGCGTGCCTTTGGACACGCCGCCTACTGTAAGGGTTTCGCCCACCGTGAACGAGCCTACGGCCTTGGTGTAGACCAGCTGGTTGGTAGATGTGGAAATTACGTAGCCTGCCGCAGCAGAGGTGTTGCCGACGATCGTATCGCCGACGTTCACAGTGGCGCTCAGGTTGACCGTGATGATGCTGTACAGGGCGTCAGAGGGGTTGGGGCGGCCGTCGTGCCGTTCGTACCCGGCAATGCGTGTGTAGCCGCCGGTGATGGATGCCTCGAAGTTCAGCGCATCGCGCGCGACGCCTGGGGGTAGTGACAGAGTAGGGGTGACCAGATCGAGGCCACCGTTCATCCTAATCAGGTCGTATTTAACTGGAGCCATTCCTTGTGCCATGGTATCCCTTTAAGCCAGCGGGGGTCCGCTGACAATGGTTGGCAGCTGGTCAATCTCCATGCGGGAGTACAGGCGACGGTACTCATAATCACCGCGCGAAAGAACTTCAGGTGCAGACTCGTAGCCTGCGTAGTACATCATGGCGCGATACACGATGATCATTTGGAATCGGTCGGGTATACCTGGTATGTCAGTGTCAGCCGAGAGAGTGACAGGCTGTGTATAGTATTCGCCGACGATTGTGTAGGCTTGGTCAGGCGTCGAGCCAAAAGCCAAATCTTTGTTGGGTGTGATCGAGACCACCACAGGACGGGCATACGTGTTGCGCATGTTGGCATAACGGTACAGGTTTCTGTACGTCGTCCAGTCCATGTAGTTCATCAGCTGCTCGTCGCGGTACAGGTTGTTGACCGACGACGCCCGGAAGCTGTCACGCTTCCAGTTACCGAAGTTCGTGAGTCCAGCGTTAGCGGGGGTGTATTCCCACTGCTGGGCCACAGTGTTGAATTCAAAGGGTTCCCGCAGGAAAAGCCAATCCTCTTTCGACGTTTGCACATCGATCCAGGCTTGCTGAACCCAGGCCAGGATGCGAGCTGATTCGCCGGTCAGGTTCTGCGCTGAAGCCAGCGTAGGACCTGACACGCCGCACTCGACACGGGTCTGGTTGACAAGTTGAAGCAAGTTCATGCGGGACCTTTGATTTAGGCGGGTTCAGCCAAGACGTTTTGCAGCCATGCACGGCCGCGTGGGTTGTTGTCCTCAACCAAATCAAACGGATAGGACAAGCCGTGGCGTGCCACCATGTCGATCTGGTCAGGGGCAGCGGGGTTCAAAGTCCGCTGCGAGTATTTGGTTTCCTTCATGCGCGCCAAAATCTCAACGTACTTGCGACGCACTTGAGTAGGGTAACCGCGAATGATGACAGAGTTGGTGCCGTTGCAGTTCACAACGACTTGAGGGACTTGGTTTTCGTCAGTGGTCGAATGGACCATGATCGTGACCACCTCATTCATAAAAGCCTCATCGGCTGCCAGGCTGCGGAAGTCTCGCGATTCAGCTACCGTCTCAATGACGGGTGCGTCGTCCACGATTTCCATGCCTTGGATTGCTTTGTTCTTGCTTGTTGCCATCATTTTCTCCAGGGGTTAAAAACAGGGATTGCCAAAAAGCCAGGGGCCCGAAGGCCCCCGGCAAAACTCTTCGATCAAGAAGAGGATGGCAACAAATTACTGGGCTGAGCCAGGCATATCCATGCAGTCGAAAAACACGTCGGTGATTCCAGAAGCGCCGAGGTCGGTGCTGCCGGGAGTGAACGTGGTAGACGAATCGGTAGTGACTTTAATCAAGCCGACCAAAGTGGTGTTGGACGTAACTTGGCCGGGCACTGGGCAAGGATCGCCAGCAGCAACGATCGGACCTTGAGTGGTCGTCACGGTGCCGGAAGCGTTGATCCAGATGCCGAACAAACAAGCCTGGCTGGCAGCCAAGGCTGTGTGGCCAGAGCTGAAAGTCAAGTTGTCGGTTGCAGCCTTAGACTTGAACACACCGTTGTTGGTGAAAGTCAAAGTGTTGACGGTTTTGAACGTGTTGGCGTTCGTACCTTCGGCCAGACCGGCAGCGGTCAGCGAAAGAAAGCCACTATTGGCTTGTTCGATGTTGTATGACATGGAAGTATTCCTTTAAGAGAGAGTGTTGAGGGTGCCCATGGTGGACGCGTTAGCGACACCAGATGTGCCCGAGCCGGTAGTAATACCGCCGTGGGTGTGAGCGTTCATTGCGGTTTTAAGCGCGGTCAAGTCGGTGAGAATTGATTGCAAAAGGGCATAGATTTCACGCGAAGTGAGTTCGTCCGGCACCTTTGGCATTCTTTGGCTAATTGATTCAGACATGGTGGTTTCCTTTTTGTTAGACGGGGCCAGGTTGCCCTAGCCCCTGGTCATTACAGAGCGGTCACACCGGCTTCGATACGGGCCATGAATGCGTCGTTCAAACGCACAGTGGCAAACCATGTCGAAGCGCCCACGTAGCCGAACTGGCCCAATGGGTTAGCGTGGTTGGTCTGTGATGCTTTCAACACCACAGGCTTAATGGCAGACATGCCCTTCAATGCGACTTGGCCCCAGCAGTCTTCACCGATAACGATGAAGGGGTACACGTCGACGTTAGCAGCGCCAACAGACAACATGCCGTTGATAGTAGCGGAGCCAGAAGCCAAGAAGGACTTCAACAAAGGAGAGCTGACAAAACGGAAGTCTTCGCAAGCGCCAACTTCACGGTCGTGGATTGGCTTGAATGAGCCGTACTCTTCCACGCGGGTGAAGCCTGGCAAGTTACGAATGTCGCTCACTGCGTCAGTGTGGCAGAACACAACGTAGGCAGGTTGCACAGCGCGTGTACCGAAGTTCACGCCAGGAGCCAAACGGCTGGTAACGCGGCGGGCACGGTTGGATTCCAACGTACGAGCTGCTTTACGGATTGCGTTCAAGCTGATTGCAGTGTTGATAGCAGAGCGGCTAGAGCCGTTTGCGTAGATCACTGTGGAGCCAGCCTTCAACACACCGTAGCGAACCATCTCCATCACCTCAGCAAGGGTCTCGCCGGTGAGCTTGACCATTTCGCCAGGGATGTCGTCTTCGTACAGTTGCTCGGTCTTCGAGCTGTACTTGAAGAGAACGCCGTACTGTTGCAACTGAACAGACACGTCCTGGAAGGAGATGGTGTTCGAGTTAGGTGTGACACCCTCGGCCAACACGAAGTTGGAAGCGGAGAT